ATAGACATTTGCTTAGCGTCATATTCTTGTTGAGTCATGCCTGCTGGGCCTTCAGAGTCTTTAGTTTTTTCATCATCACCACCAAAAAACTTGCCAATGAATGGTAAGTCTGCTATATAATTGATTAATTTTTTAAATGCAAAAACAGCTAATAAAACAGCACCGATTATTGCAATAATAGGCATGGCCATCATTATAAAACCTAGTATAGCAGGTAATAGGGCTAGGGCAAGCATTTTAAATCTACCTGCTAATAAAGTAATACCTTTAGCAAAACCACCAATAATATCTGGTAATGCTTTGAATGAACCTACTATAGATTGACCTACGCCTTTTATATCGCCTATAAGATTTTTTAATTCACCACCAGCAGCACCAAAAGTTTGTGATAAGAAACCTTGTGATCTTTCGCCTGGTTTCATACCCATTTCTTCTTTTCTATCTTGTAATTCTAATTCATCTTTTCTTAATTGTTGTTGGTCGGCTAAAAACTTCTCTTTTCTATCATTGTCTATAACGTCAGCTCTTTGTATATCTTTTTGTTCTCTTTTTAATTCTCTTTCTCTATTCGCCAATCTTTTTTCTTCTTGTATTATAAGTCTTGTTTCTTGTTTTTCTTGTTCTTTGGTTCTTAACTCTAACTTATAATTTTCTTCATTGACAACTGTATTGATACCTCTTTCTCTTAAAATAGTTTGTTCTTGTTTTAATTCTTCTACTTTTTGAGTATGTATCTGTTGTGCTTGAGCTTTATCTTCTTTTCTGTTTTGATTCATTTCATATAGTTTTTTAACACTGTCGCCAATTTCTTTACTATATTTACTTAAATCAACACCAAGTCTTTCTTGCATACGATCAATTAACTCAAACGCTCTTTCTTGGTCGTCTGTTTGACTTGATTGTAATAAATCTTGTACTTGTTTTAATTGTGATTGTATGGGTAAGAAACCTTTTGTAGTTTCTAGTGACATTTGATTTACTCTTTGAACAACCGTTTTAGCAATGGCATTTATTGATGAAGCAATCTCTTTTGAAGATACTCTTTGCCCTTGTACTTTAGCAATACTTCTAATACTACTAACTACTTCTTGTCTTTCTGCTTGTTCTTGTTGTAAATCGTCTATTGCCATTATTTACCTTTCGCTCTACTACCTGTATATAAACCAAACCAAGCTGCACCAGCACCAACAACAATTGATACTAAGCCTGATTGTTCCATTGTAGGTGCTTGTAAGTCCATATACCAAATTACTACTTTGTATAACAAGAATATGTAAGTTGATATGAATATTCTAGGGAATATTCTCCAACTATCAACAGCTCTTGCCAAGTGTACAATTTTAGCATAAGGGTTTACACCCAAATCTTTAATAGAAGTATCTACCTCTAAATCAACTTTGATCTTTTGATTTGGTTGCGATACCTTAACGTCTTTGTCCATTACATTTTCTCCCTACTTCTCTTTTCTTTTTCTTCTTTAATATAGTTTACTAATAACATAACATAGATGTCCCGTTCCCATGGTAACATACTCTCAATTTCTGTTAATGAATATTTATGATGTTGCATTAACGAAAAATTGGTTTCGAAATAGGCCTCTAAGGTTGAGTGGGAGAGGCTAATCCGAAAAAATCTGCTACGCCAGACAACACAACCTTACTTTCAACTTCCGTCTTAGGGTTGGTTATCATTAATTCATGTTTTAACTTAGGCATAGTATCAAAGAAAGTTTTGATTTTACTGAAACTATCTTGTGGTAGATTTTCAATAAACTCTTTTAACTCATCTTTAGAACTATCCTTAGCTGGATAAATCTTATCACCTTCAAAAATATGATCTATACTATCTACTAAAATTGAAAAAACATTATCCATGTTATTAGTATCAACTTTACTATCTTGTATATCATAATTCTTCAAAGTCGGGTATCTTAATACCATTCCTAAATTTCTATCCTTATCAATGATAACTCTATTACTATGGCCATCATCAACTTGAACCTCAACCTTTGTTAAATCTAATTCAGTTTCGACATATGTTTTGCCATCATCTGGACAGATTGTTCTAAATTTAGCAATTTCAGATACAGACTTTGCTCTTAGTTGTAAAAAAATATATTCTACATCAAAGATAGGCAAATTATCTATATTTAACAATTCAAAAGTACAAGCACTTACTACATCTTTCAATGCTTGAACCATTTGTTTATTGTCGCCAGTTTCCTGTGCAACATATAAAATCTTTTCTTCCTTGACAAGAAAGGGTCTAAACTTAATCTTTCTGTCTTCGGATGGTAGTGTCAACTCATAAGTTGGTACTTCCACTTTTGGTAACATAATTTATCTCCTTATTAATATAATTATAATTTTAAAGGTGGGAAATTTCCAAACGGAGGAAACACACGACCACCTGTAATACCACCAATAGGTATTCTTCGTTTTAATCCTTCTATTACATCTTTACCAGCTCGTCTTAACTCAGGTGGTAATTTTGATAATAGACCATTCATAGGTGTTTGCTTAATTTCATAATCAGCAAACTCAGCTTTACCAACATTAAAGTTGCCATCTTTAGTTAAGAAATAGTTTAACCAATTTCTAAACGCAAAGGTCACTGTAAATGTTTGTACAATATTTTCGTCATTAGAATATTCTACTGAACTGATTGTTTTAGGATAACATTCTTTTAATAATACGGCATAAGTAACATCATCACGGTCACCTCTACCAGCATATTGTCCTAATTGAAAAATGTTTAAATCAGATACATAATTGTCATAGAAGTTGTAATTAAATGTATCACCACTAAAGATTGCTGATTGCCACATTTCAAAATATGATCTCTCTCTTAAAAACTTGTCTGCCATAAATGTAGCAGTGATCTCACCTGTAGTGAAATCGAAAACTGGTTTAAATGCTGGACCATGGTGTCTTACTTCTTTATTTACCATTGTTCTTTCAGGCATTTGAATTGCAGTACAGAAAGCATTAACTCGTCTTTGCTTTGAAGTTTGAACACTTTGCATTTGTGCTTGACTAGGAAAACTTTGACTTTCTTGTAATGATGATGAAGCTATGTTTTGTCCATCAGTTGTAATACCATTAAATAAATCACCACCTGTCGCAAAAGATGAAGCATTTGCTGGGTTAATAGGACTACCCTCAGACCTTGGTAATTGAAACTCTACATAGAACCTAGCTTTACGAGCAAAACCCTCTGCTTCATTAACATAGGCTTGAAATCTACCTAAGTTTGATTGTCTGTTACCACCTGCTTGTTGTCTAAATCTAGGATCATTTTCAACATTCTCTAAACTTCTATCTCTAGGAATACCAAGTCTAATATCAAAACCACCAATTCTTCTACCGCCTCTTAAAATTGCCATTAGTAAGGTTGTCCTTTTTTAAATTGTTGTACTGGTAAGAATACTGCTGTTGCAGCTTCTGTTAAATCTATTTTTAAAAAATTAGAACGAACATGGTTATACAAATATTTTTTAACAGCAGGTCTTAATATAGTTAAATTTTTTACTCTATTATAACTAACATCTAATCTTGTTGTTCTATCCATTTTATTATTCGTTGCGTATTGTTGTAATTGTTCTAATAATCTAAATCTTGTACCAGGTCTTAAATAGTGAAAGTTAAGTCCTATAAAACCACCAGGCATACTATCAAGTGGTAATACAAGAGGAAATCTATCATACAATGGTAAAGTCTGTTTAAATTTAGGATCATAAAAAAACATGTTTAATAATCCTACATTTGGTCTTTGAGTAAGTTTACCACTTCTCATCAACTTGGCTGCTGTTACTCCAGCACCCATTGTAGTAATCGCATTTCGATACCAATTTGCTGACTTTATAACACTGCCTTGTTTATTAACAATAGGTTCTAATATACTTGTTGCCATTTGGATATATTTATGCTTAGTTATAGACGCCTATTTCTTTTTCAGTAAATATCTTAAACTCTAAATCATTATGTTCACAATAGGCTCTGGCAGCTTTCCATTTAGCTTGGTTCTTTACATATTCTAATTGTTCACGCATAAAAGCACGACCTTTTCTCTTACCTGGCTTTGGTGGGAAACATTGTTTATATGGTTTTACTTCAACCATAAACTTACGACCATCTTTTAACTTAAATATGAAGTCAGGAAAGTAATGATGAACTCTATAATCTATTGGTGATCTATAGGGTATCTTAACTTCTTCACTTGCCCATGCTGTCACATTATCATTATTATCAAGGTATTTCATCACACGCCTCTCCCAATTTGAACGATATACTATCTTATTAGGGTCACCAGCGTATTTCTTTGGATTTGTGGGTTTGTAAATTCCTTTGTAGGCCATCTTAATATCACTTATAAATATTACTAAACATACTAGTATTTATGAGCAAAATAAGTAACCTTATCCAGAACAATCTTAGTAACTTGTTGAGTAATGTAGGCTCGACAGGTAATAATATTGCTGACGCTTTAATAAGTAAAGCAACAAATAAGATGGCAGTTAATAAGGCTGCTAAAAACATCTTACAAAAATCTCCACTAGAGATATACGAAACAAATCAAACTGGCCATATGAGAGGCAACTTCTATTCTTATGGTCAAGTACATTATCCAGAAAATGTAATGGCACTAAACTCAGGTCATTATATAATCATAGACATATTAGAAACATCTACAATCGCTTCAGATTTAGGACAATACATGAGAAAAGGTGTTGTTAAAGGTTTAAAAGCTTTAGGTGCAGATAGTAAAGCTGCAAAATTACAAAAAGGTGTTAAGAAAAAAAAATATGTTAAGGGTGTAAGATCAGCAACAGGTTACGAAGAAAGAATTACGCAACCATCATCTGGTATTAACTCAGGTTTTGTTGGTGATAGACATACAAGAGTTTCAGACACAATAGTTTTATACACACCACCAGGAATGAAAACAACTTACATGGTAAACCACGAAGGCGTTGAAACAGGAATGTTAGGTGACGCTTTAGGTGCCAAAAGTTTTGCAGACTTAGCCGCAAGATCAGGTGAAATAATGGCAAAGATTGGTGCTGAAGCAGGTGCAATGATAACTTCATTAATACCTGGCGCAGGTGATCTAAAAGGTGCAATATCTAAAACAACAGGTAAAGCATTTAATAATAATTTAGAAATGGTGTTTAAAGGTGTACCAATGAGAGAGTTTACTTATAACTTTGAGTTTGCACCTAAAAATAGAGTAGAGTTAGATAGTAGTAGAAAAATTATAAATTTACTTAAATTACATATGCACCCCGAATTAGGTGTGATGAATGACTTTATTGTACCATCACAATTTCAATTAACATTTATGTACTTAGATAGAAGAAACATGTATATACCAAGAATTAGCAAGTGTGTTTTAAAAAACATGGACTTAACGCATGGTGATGAATCAGTGTTTAGTACATTTGCAGGTGATAATTTTGGTGCAGCTCCTGTAATGCAGAAAATGGGTTTAACATTTGCTGAAACAGAGATTATGACCAAACAAACTATCGCAAGAGGATTTTAGTAATGTTTTTCTCTTATTTTCCTAAAGGCACATACGACATAGACAATTCAGGCAATGAAAAAGTTGTAACTGATTTAATGCGTAGAGTAAAAGTCAAATCAAAAGTTATAGATGAAGTAAGTTTGTATGATCTATATGACGTACAAGAAAACGAAACACCAGAGATTACATCTACTAAACATTTTGGTAGCCCTTATTATCATTGGGTAATATTGATGACAAATAATATTACAGATAGATATTATGGTTGGCCTTTATCGACTTATGAGTTTGACCAGTATATAAAAGACAAATACGCAAATCCAGATGGTGTACATCATTATGAGATAACACAATCAAGTGGTAAACAATCTAGTGATGGTCCTAGTGACAATACACACAAAGTAGAAGTTAATTCAGACGCCGCTGGTGCAGTTGCTGTTACAAACAGACAATATGAAGAAAGAGAACAAGATAAGAAAAGACAAATAAGACTTTTAAATGCGGCTTATTTGCCAATATTATTAGAAGAATTTGAAAACCTAATTGGGGAATAGTAATGAATTTATACGACACACTGGATTCTAGTGTACTCACAAGAGCAGGTCAATATTACCTTACAGACATAAAATTAGTATCTTATAGATCAGGCACAGAAAACTCAGCACCTGATAAGATAGACATAGGGTCACTGGTCGCAGAAACAAACATATTTGAAAGTATATACAGTAAATCTCTTTCTGGCAACCTTTTTATTGTTGATACACAAAACATTGTAGGTAATTTACCCTTAACAGGCAATGAAAGAATAGAATTTAAACTATACACACCGTCAAGTCCTTTTGGTTATAACTTTAGTGAAGAAACAGGCCATCCAATGTATGTGTACAAAATATCAAACAGAGCTGCAACGGGGCCTAGACAACAGGCATACATTTTACATTTTTGCAGTAAAGAAATGATCGACAATGAATTAAAATCATTGACACACGCAAACACCAACACCTACGATTTTATGGTCGCAGACATAGTAAAAAATCCAAGTCATTTAGGCTCTAACAAACAATTCTATTATGAACCATCAATAGGTTTACATAAACATGTATTTACAAGAAACAAACCTTATCAGGCAATAGAACAAATATCTAAAAACACTGTATCATCTAAGTTTTACAACGCAGGTTATTATTTCTATGAAACAAGTAGAGGATTTAATTACAAGTCACTTGAATCCATGTTGGCCGTAGAGGCCAATACAGCAAGGCCAGCTGTTGCAAGGTTTAGACCAAAAGTATCTAATATAACAGATGATAAAGGTGAAACCGATATAAAAAATGAAATGCAAATTGCAATCAAGTATAAAATTGTAGATCAATTTGACCAATTAAAGAACTTGCGTAACGGTGTCTATGCAAGTAAACTCATTACGCATGACCAGTTTTATAAGACGACCAATATCAATGAATACAATTACGAAAACGAATACGAAGAAAGTATCCATACAGAAACCGATCGTTTTGGTGGTAAAGAAAATACAAAGTCCATATTACCACAATATGTAAGAGATGGCAAGACTTTAGCAGAATATCCTGATGGTACAGTGTATCTAATGAATAACACATCAAAAACACATGGCGATATAACAGACCCGAATCCTAATGAAATACTACAACGTAGATTAAGTCAAAGAATGGCCTTTACATCATTAAAACTAGAAATTACAGTGAACGGATTTACTGGTATTCAAGCAGGTGATGTCATTACCTTTGAAATGCCTAGTTATGAGCCTAGAGTCGCAGGTGAACAAAAAGACAATGACCGTTATTTAAGTGGAAGATACCTTGTCACTTCATTAAGACATATGGTGAACCAGGCAACAAAGAAACACATAATGATATTAGAATGTATGAAAGACGCAGTAAGGGTCAGTTATCCATCAGAGGCCAACGATACATTTATCAATAGAGAAAAGAAACAAGAAGGAATTATAGACGTTTACGAACTAGACGAAATACTACTAGACTCTTTTAGTCAAAGCTTTAAGTAGAATTTCCGACGGCTCCCATTATATATGAAAAAAATCATAAAACTAATCAAAACGGCCATAGACAAGGTATTACATAGAAACTGTGATAATGACCAATGCTGTGGTATGTGTGAAACGGCCATTGATAAGGCCTATGAGAAGACAAACATACAATTATATGAGGAAAAGACCAATGAAACTAAAAAATAGACTTGAAGAACTGTATTACCAATGTAAGTATGCTTATTTCTATAAAGGAATGAGTGGCCTAAAGAATGAGATAAAAGACTGTTTGCGTATGGTATTTACTAGACGGAATAAGGGATAATGAACAAAAGAAACTTAGGAAAGGCCTTGCGTGAGTTTGCGATAAATAGGCAAATAAAGCGTATAGTGAGCGCTTATTAAAGGGCGAGCTAACGAAAGAAAAAACTTATGAACGAAAACTTTTTAGGATATAACGGCTTTATCTGGTTTAACGGCGTTGTCGAAGATAGACAAGACCCTCTCTATGCAGGCCGTGTAAAGGTCAGAATACTTGGCCATCACACAGAGGACAAAACAATATTACCAACGGCCGATTTACCTTGGTGTTTATGTGTGTTGCCTATTACTTCTAGTGGTATTAGTGGAGTTGGCCAATCTCCGTTAGGTTTACTTGAAGGGAGTTGGGTGTTTGGTTACTTTAAGGATGGTGGCAGCCGACAAGAGCCTGTCATTATGGGTAGTTTACCTGGTAATCCTATTGAGTTGGCCGATACTTCAAAAGGTTTTTATGATCCAAACGGCATTTATCCGAAATATAAAAACGAGCCAGATGTCAATAGATTGGCCGTTAATTCGGAAGATAATCCTCATTTAGGTTTAGAATTACGAAAGGCAACAAGGGTCACTGGTGTCCCGACAGCCGATTACAACGCAATGGTGCTGGCCGATGGCACAACTACGGCTGCGTCAGATGGTGACACATGGAATCAACCAGAAATACCGTACAATGCAAGTTACCCATATAATCATGTTTACGAGAGTGAGAGTGGCCACATAAAAGAATTTGATGATACGGCCGCCAATGAACGAATCTACGAGGCACACCGAACAGGCACCTCATATGAAATAGACAAAGACGGTAACAAAATAGAAATTATCAAAGGCGCTCATTACAACCTAACGAGTGGCCTTGCACAACATTTAATCGAAGGCAACTCAGATATTACCATAGGTGGCCGTCATAAGATTTACATTAACAAAGATGGTGGCACCGATAACCACTACGATATACAAATAGGGCCAAACGCCAACGTAAACATACAAGTGGACAAAGGTGACATTAACCTAAACACCATTGATGGCCGTATAAACATGAACGCAGGTGGTGACTACAATCTAAAGGTGGGTGGTAACTACACCGTATCAGTGGCCGGCAATACAACAGAAACAATAGAAGGCACGAAGACAAGCAACACAACAGGTGCAGTGATACACAGAGGTAATACCATAGACCTTAACCCATAGAGCCAGCCCGCTTAAGCTGGAAAGTTTTTGGCTAAACTATAATTACTCATTTACTATACACACTATACAGGCCTCACTAGAATTTACATCTCCAGACTGGAAACGCTTTTTTTAACTACTTTATTGAAATTTTTTCCTTGGATATTTTTTATACTGGAAAGATCGTTTTCACTACTATAGAACAACGACTTTAGCTTTGAGCCATATAACCATCTATACAGATCAAATATCGGTCTTATCAGAGGTATATTGATTACTCTCTTACCTCTTACTATCATCATATGGCCACACAGACGGCCACTTATATAACTAAACCCTATACAACCTTTTATTTTCATTTTCTCTTTCGAAACCACATACGCCATAGTGCAGACCTTGTCATAGACACCACTGTAAATATTAATGCAATACCCATACTATCAAAGATACTTGGATGTAAGTCAAACAAAGGAAAGACTAACAGTTGTATTAATACGGCCAATATAAAACCACTACCTACATCTATTATACTTTCTGTTATATCTCTTTTCATATGGCCTATTCTATCATTTATTGTAGTTAATGTCAAGCCGTTGAGGAATGTGGAATTATATATAGTGGTGTTGGAACTCCAGAGAAAAGCTCCAGGTACCTCAACAAACTCTTATAAATAATGGTAATAAAGGAGATTATATAAATGGCATATTTTCAAGCAAAAGTAAAATTTGACTTAAACGTAACATCTGAATCTAACTTAGAAGATGATACTGTAACAGTCGCAAGAAATATTAAAGATGTAATTGAAGCGTCTGACTCGGCTGACGCAGTAACGAAGCTTACAGCAAAATATGATAAGAGTAATATTTCGAATCTTGTAATTGATGATGTTGAACCAACTGTTGGTTTAGGTATCTAATTCTTTATTGTTAAAATAATTATATCCAAAATTCTTATCTATCTTACTTAAACCAGGTGCAGTAAAACACCATTGACCAGCGTTTACTGGTGTACCGTTTTTATGCGCTTCCTGGAAACCGGAAATCATTCTTTGTAAATTCTCGGACTTCTCTAAGCGTTTTGAAGTTAAATCAACTGTGTGTTTCCAAAAAGGTGTATCGTAGATTGAGCCTCCGTGGTAGTAATAGCATATAAGTTCTTCTACTTGATTTGCAATATTATGAAATTCTTTATTGACGTTTTCTATTGTGGGCTCTAAATCTGTATTTCTTAAATTGTTATGAGTCATGTAATCAAATAATAAACGATTTGTATTATCATATAACCATAACGAAGTAGCACTAATCGGCTCAAAGAAAATAGCAGCATTACCGTTTTTCATTATACGACCATCAAATACTGTTTTACTATAATATGATTTAAATTTATATTCAATGTTATTTAATAAAGAAACAGGCACCATTATTTCTTTTGAAAAATCTTCTTTAGCTTCTTCTATACTTGTGATGGTATCGTTAAATAGATAACCATAACTTTGTCTATTTGTTAAAGGTATTTCAAACATCCAACCATTTTTAGTTGCACGGTGACCTGTGTATTCCCAATCACCTGGTTGCATGACGTTATGTACAAGAGCATGATTTACAGGCAAGTTACAAATTTGATAATCTGTATAATCTTTTGGAAAACCTGTACATTGTATTACATAATTAAATGTATGTTGTGAACCGTCTATATCACAACTTACATGATCGCCTTTGTTTTCTAAATTGGTAACATAACCTTGTATTTGTTTAAACTTATCAGGAAATGCTTTTTCAAATTTACCTTTAATAAAGTCAAATAACTTATGTGTGTTAAAATGAATTGCACAAGAGCCGCCTAACAACGGATGGTAGAAATCATCTTTTCTCCAGTTTTTAAATACAGTTGCATATTTAATACTACCATCTAATTCTTTTAAATCTCTTAATACATGAAAATTTACAGAGGTGTCTAATGAAGCAACAAAACTAGGATTGGTACTTTCGCCAATACCGACTCTAGGAACTTTTGGATCATAAATTGAATAAACTTCCCAATCTTTTGGTAGATAAGTTAAGAAATGAGATAAGGCTAAGACACCAGCACTGCCTGTTCCAATAATAGCAATTTTATGTTTTTTCATTATAATATTTAGTTACCTTATTATATAACATTCTATGCTTTATGTCAAGCCGTTGAGGATTGACACCAAAAGGCAAGCCTAGGTCGTTGTCAATAACTGTAAATTTTTTTTGACAATTGATTGACTCGATTTACAAAATAGCTGTAAATTTTGTCAATAATCTTTTATAAGTAGCTGTATGGACGAAGAACAAAAATATCTGGAAGAGAAACACAACAAAGGTTTAATTCTGAATGATGAACACCACGATTGGGGTGGTTGTCCTTCTACATACGAAGAAGAAGAAGAAAAAACGGATAAATAATTAGTATCGTTGGACATTAATTGTCGGAAGTAAGTATAGATTTATACTGAAGCAACGCACCTAACTTTAAAAAGGAGGGTGTTATGGACAGACATACAAGAGTGCTTGAAAAATTTAGTAAAGCTAAAGACCTAGATAAAAAAGTAAAAACTTTGTTTAGTGCTAGAAAAGAAGTTGACATCAATGC